GGCATTTCACCTTCTTCAGGTTCACCACCTTCTTCTCCAGGTCCACCACCACCCATCATAGCTTGTTGTTCTTGCATTTCCTGTTGCTGTATAGCTTGTTGNAATTGCATTTCTGCTTGTTGNAAACCTATAGCTTGCTGTTCACCTTGCATTTGTGCTTGTGGAACTGCTTCTCCAGCAACTAAAAATTCAGCTTCCATCATATCTACATCACCACTAGACTTTAATTTAACATCAAAGCCCATATTTAAATATTGTGTAGCAATAGAAATTCTTTGTTGTGCCATAGCCAATTTAGTATTCTCAGCTTTTTCTTCAGGATTGGGTAGCATTAATTTCCAATCAGTAATACCAAATGCTTGTAAAATTAATGGGAATACTTTTTCGTGGAATAAACGTTGGTCTCCTTCAACTACACGACTCATTACAGTTAACTGTGTAGTCTGTTGAGATAGTCCACCAAATGCATCTGGTGCACCTTGCCATGCTGGAGAAACACCCCACATAGCTGCAACCCTTTCCCTAATTTCTTCCCTAACTGGTAAATAATCCATCTCTTGTAAAGTATGGAATAGTCTAACCATATCTACTCTACCCCTATTGTTTCTAGCTGAAACAGCAACCATTGGTATATAGTTCGGGTCTACTCTAGTTTGAGCAGCTATATGGTCTCTTTCACGTCTTAAACTCTCAGGGTCATCTGTTGTAACCATAAGCATAGATGAAGGCATTTTTCTTTCAAAGAAATATCGGTATAGGTTTTTATCCATACCAATTAGAGTTAATGCCTTTTCAAAAATAGTTAGAACTGGGGACCATCCATAAGTTTCAGATGGTGCGTACTTAGTTAAGTGTATTACTTCATTATCAGCCAAATACAGATGCTGATTTCTATGATAATACTTATACATAGCAGGGATTCTTTTATATCCCTTCTTAGAATTTCCAGGTTCTTCAGCTACATCAGTTCTATCTAATGGACAAATCCAATGTGCATTTTTTGGTAACCCAGCTGCATCTAAATCAAATTCTACTAATGCTGGGTTCAATCGTCTAATTTCTATTACTTTAGACTTAATCTCTTTATTACCCACATCTTTATATTCTTTTGCTAAATAGATAAAAGCATCATCAATAGAGTTTAAATCAAAATGGAACTGACGTAGTAATTCTTCCATACTTTGGTCGAACACATTTGCATCAGTCATGAACTTTAATAAACGTTCTTTTTGTTCTTCGTCTGGATTCTCAACAGTTGGATGCCATTCAAGCCCACGCCTAAACACTTCACCTGTAATATGATTTAAAGGAGCACGTATTTCTTCTACAGAATACGCAATTGTCTGAATATCTTGCACCATCTGTTGGCGATATGCCATTTGGTGTCTTACCCATGTATTAACTACATGGTCTAATCCCATAGTAGGAGCTGTGCCTGTATCCCCAGCCGACTTTTGCATCATCTGTAGCATATTGATTTGACTATTTAAGTCACTCATCTGCTGTGCAATTCGAGGAACTTCAGGTAAATAATCTCCGAGCTTCATATATTATTCCTTAGTTAAGTTATCAAAGTCAGTTATAGCTGATGTAATTTTAAGATTATACTCCATAGCTTTTAACTTTATAATCGCTTCCTCACTCATTCCTTTGTAAGGTTCTTCCTTTTTGTTTTTAGTCTCTTCTCTTATTTTACTGTTTTCGTCTTTAAGTTTAGCAATTTCTGCATCCTTTTCTTCTATCTCATCGGACTTGTCCATTCCAAAATCAACATTTTCAAGCACCCCAAGTCTCGCAGCTTCCTTAATTAAAGCTGTAAAACCACTTTCTGTAAGTATTTGAACTGCCTCATTGTCATCTGGAATATCATCTTCCAAATTAAAATTCTTTAAAGCTTCATGCCAAGTATCTAAAATACGCCAAGTTTTACTAGCATCGTCTCTTATTGCTATATATTGAACATCTCTATCTCTAAGTATACTTCCTATAGCCATTTACTCTCCTTGATTCTTATTTTTATATTATATCATGCAACATGGCATGCACTCCAACCACAAGTTTTGCAGGTCTGACAACCTGATTCCATAATTATACTTGGAGAATCACAACATTCTGAATCAGTTTCATAACCTTTATAATCCATTTTAGCAATTGTTACTGGTAAAGGCATCTGATTTGTCATGTTTTTTTCTGTTTTCGTTCCATTAACCAAGACTTCTTTCTCTCTACTGCCTGCACGATAAACAGTAATCCCCTTACAACCAAGCTCCCAAGCTGATAAGTAAGCACACTCAACATCAGTGATGGTCGCTTCATTAGGAAAATTAATTGTTTTTGAGATTCCTGAGTCACAATCTTCCTGAAAAGCTGCTTGCATTCCAACATGGTCTTCAGCAGATATCTCTGGAGCAGTAACATATATTTTTTTAGCCCATTCTGGTACATCATCTCTAGTACTTAAAGACCCCCCTTGAGACAAATATTCCATTAAATCTTCGGAATAGAAACCATGTTTCTTAGCATCTGCCTCAAAATATTTATTTACATAATAAAGAGTTTTACCTTCTAGAATATTTTGTTTTTTCCAAGCCAAAGCAAAAGTTGGTTCAATACCACTAGAAGTATCTGCTAACATAGATATAGTTCCAGTAGGTGCGACTGTTAAACGACAAGCATTTCTATATTTTTCATCATCTTTATAGTCACTTTTATCCCATGCAGGAAAAGTACCTCGTGCTTTAGCCAATTTAATTGAATGTTTATCAGCAGTTTTTCTAATAAATCTCATGATAAATTTTCCTAATTCTCTACCTTCTATACTATTATACTTAATTCGTAACTGAATTAATAAATCAGCAAATCCCATCACTCCTAAACCAATTTTACGTGTTGCTTTAGTCATCTGCTCTATTTCAGGAGTAGCGTACTGATTTGCATCAATTACATTATCTAGAAAATGTACTGCTGTTTTTACAGTTTGCTCTAGGGATTTCCAATCAATATCTTTTTCATGTACTTCATGCATATTTTCATTATAAAATTTTGCTAAATTAATAGAACCTAAATTACATGATTCATTCCCTAATAAAGGTTGTTCACCACATGGATTAGTCGCAATCATTTCACCATATTCTTCTGTAACATGATTATCTTTATCTACATTATCTAGGAATATCATTCCTGGTTCTCCATTTCTCCAAGCTCCATAGATAATTTTTTCAAAAACCTGCCGTGCATTTAATTTTCCTGTTACTTCATTAGTGTTTGGATTAATTAAATTATAATCAGAATCAGATTCTACTGCTTTCATAAAATTTGCATCTACACCAACTGATATATTAAAGTTATGTATATCTCCTTCTACTTTTTTACATTCAATAAATTCAAGAATATCTGGATGATAGATAGACATTACTGCCATATTTGCACCATCTCTTTTTCCACCTTGAGTAATCATAGATGATACTCTCGAAAGTGTCTGTAATACTTGAATAGGACCACAAGCTACTCCATGAGTTGTTTTTATCCTATCACCTCTTGGTCGTAGTTTAGAAAGAGCAAACCCAGTTCCCCCACCAAATTTTTGAACCATTGCAATGTCATGAGCAGTCTTCATAATAGCTTCCATACTATCTTCTAAAGGTAATACAAAACATGCAGATAAAGTTCCTTGATTTGTTCCAGCATTCATTAAAGTTGGTGAGTTTGGTAAAAATTTTAATTCACTCATCATAGTTATAAAATCTATTGCTGTTAATGATGCATCAGCATCTATTCGACCATAATAAGTATCAATCTTTGATATAGCAATTCCAACTCTTTTAAACATTTCATCTGCTGATTCAACTATTTCATTGTCATTATTTTTTAAATAATATCTGCTTTGTGCAACGGTTTCTGCTTGGGTGGTTAATGTTGTCATTTTATTTTTCTCCTATCCTCTGTGACCACAGTATATACATAAGTTTCTTTCTGGAACCCAAAAACTTGGCGTACATACTGCTTCCGAACAATCTGGATTCGGAGCTGTCTCATTAGACACCTCATCTTGAATTTCTGGTTTAAAATCTAAACTTATCTTTTTCTTTAATTCTTCTACACCTTCATCTGTTTGCGTGGGGTCTACAGCATCTAACCAATCTGTTGCACTTCCTAAAGATTCATACCTAAAGATAGTAGTTTCATAAGCTGCTTGCAATGCCATAGCAATAGAAAAAAAAGCATCTCCATGTCCCATAGGGGTTTCAGGTGCTTTTAAATCATTACTTACTGAGACGATTTGTGACTTCTGTCTAGAATCTTGAATGAGTTTCAGATTACTCTTACTAACATACTCTTCAAAAATTTGTGCCATAGTTCGCTTGCTCTTTAAAGTAAAGTGCATTGCGTGCCATACAGTATCAAGACCTCGGTCTTCAAGCTCACCTCTAGTATTATCTATGTAACCTTTCTCTAAGTCAAAGTTTTTAGCTATATCATTTAGATATTCTATTTGGTCAGAATAACTCCAACCATCTAACCAAGATTGGTGTACTTGTACTAACTTCTCCCCTACTCTTTTAAAAATAACCAAATGGGATGGGTGTCTTTTTTTACCCACATCAAAACCAGCAAACAATTGTTCGTCTTCTTGCGTCTTATATTTGTTTGATGCTGGATGATTTCTTAATGTCTCATCCTCACACTCAGATATTTCTTCATCATTAAAATAGGCTTCTGTAGCAAAATGTGGTTGCAATAAAAACTCAGAAGCAAAAGATTTAGGTCTAGCTTCTTGTTGTTGTAACAACCATTTTTCAGAATAAAGTTCAGGCATTAAAACCCTTCGAGTTGGTGTAGGGTCTAATGCAGGTAATACTCTTGCCTTGAATCGGTCATCTTTTTGTAACTTAGTTAATAAGTCGCCAGGCATCATAGGGGTTCCTAAGACAATAACAGGTACTCCTTTCAAAGGAATAAATAAACTTTCTGTCATAAAGTGGTCTTCTACTTTGGTTATTTGTGTTGTATTTAAAGGATTCTCTGGGTCTCTTAATACGTCATCAGCAATCAAAGCTCCGTTAACGTGCATACCACGTTTGAAAGAAAATAGACCACCATGCATAATTTCCATAGGTCTTTTATTAATATAATATCTAAATGAATAATCTGCCTTTGGAGAACGATTATCCATAAGTTCTGTCAAAACAGGATTTCTACTTACAGCTTTATTAATTTCAGATAAATGATATCTAGCCATTCCATCACTGTAAGATAAATACAAAACAGAACAATCTCTTGGAGCTTTTAAAAGTCGCCACACACTAAAGGCATGTCCCAACACAGTAGACTTAAAATGAAATCTAGGAAGAACTGCAACATAATTCAACTCATTTTCTAAACATTCTTCTATATCTTCAGCAAGTACACCTACATGCCAAGCACCAAAGTATTCTGGATTATCAAAACTCTGTGCCCAAATATCTCTAAGAAATTCATAGAAACTTCCTACATTATATTTCTTTTGCTTAATTAATCCTGATGCTAATCTTTTGAACGCATCTTCATATGTTGTTATGTCTTGTTGTTTACTTGTCATTAGATGAACTATCACTTACCAATGTTTGTAATCGAAGGGCTACTTTATTTATAGTTTCCTGGTCAGGTATCTCTTCTACTAAAATATTTAAAACTTCCTGAACAAAGGCTAAATTTATCATCCCCTGTATCACTCTCCGTTCACCCTCAATACCAGTTTCAAGGGCTTTTGCTGCTTCACCTGCTCTTATAAATTCTAAATCTTGTAGCTCATTGGATGCCTTCTTACGAAGTGCTTGATAGGTATCTAAATGTTCTATTGATAATCTTTGAAGCTTTTGAGCTTCACTTTCTACTATATTTTCTTTTGCTTTCGTTTCTGCTTCCACCACTATTTCCTTCCACTTAAATCTTTTTGCCCACTCATAAATAGTTGGTTGAGCAACTTTCATATCATATGCTTTAGAGATTCGTTCTGAAATCTCTCTCCCTGATTTACCTTCTAAAAATAAATCTCTAGCATGTGCTCTAACTTCTTTTGGAATAACTTTTGGCATTTATTTCCCCTTCCATTTAGTTCCAAATGCAGCTGAGTTTGAAAAGTTTTGGTCTGAACTTTGTGATTCAATACTACCACCATAAGGTGTACCATTAGATTGTAAGAACCTACTCATATCCATTCTTCCTGTTTGATTACTTGTTCCATTAAAACATTCAGGAACTTTTTGTTTTACACCAGTTGGAGAAATTATAGTTTTAAATCTAATTCCAATTTCTTCTTTATTACAAACACCAACAAAACCTTCATCTGCTGGTCCGAGGGGTTTATAATTTGGATTTCCTAATATTGTTGCTATCGTTCTACTTACCCCTTCTGGTTGTTCGTTGTGTATACATTGGTAATAATCGCACCATACGACCTTACCGTATTTCTTTTTAAATTCTTCGGCAGTCATGTCTTTAGGTAGACTGTCTTTTCTACCTCTCGCTTTCTTTTTAACTTTTTCGTTAAAATAAAAAGTTGGCTTATCGTTTGCTTTTTTATATCCTTTAGGTGCTGGCATTTATATCCTCACTATTCTTTACTCCATACAATGCGATACAAGCCGCATCTGCATAGTCTTGCTCAGTAAAGATATCCCCCCATTCAGAGATAGCATATTCCATGATATCTTTTTTGGATGAATTACCATTACCGATTATATGTTTTTTCCAAGTCTTATTATCGACTAGTTCACAAGGAATGTTCTGCTTATGACAAGATAACTGGATTGCAGTTATAACGGAAGCGATTTGTATAGTCGCTTTCGCATTTTGGATGTATATTGCTTTCTCAATAGCAGTTTTCCTTATATTTATTTTACTTATTTCTGTTTGAAATTTATCAAAAATTTCGACTAATCTTTCAGAAAAATCAGGATTTTTTTCATTAATTTTAAATGAGTGAACAATGTCATTTTTTTCATCTAACAGTACAGCGTGAATACCTTTAGATGAACAATCTACTCCCATTATCATTATTTAGTAACCCTCAATGATATAATTCTACTAATTGTATTATATGCTGTAGTATACGATGCTAGTAACCCTTCAAGTCTTTTACACTCACTTTCTACATTCCGTAGTTCATGAATATGATTCTGAATATTTTTATCAGCATTTATTACTGCACCCTTAACTTGTTCTTTAACCATACGTTTAGCATCTGTATTTTGCTTAACAAACATATACATATTTATTGCCATGAGTTCATCATATTGGTCAGCTAATGTATGAGCTCTAGATTGTTTATCGGCTAATGCATATTCTAAATACGATTTATAGTTTCCATACATTGTTAAAAATCTTTGTAATTCTTCGTTTGTTGCACGCCAAGCATTAGGAAATTCTAAATCTGGTTGTTCATCTAGATTCCAATTTAAAGATGGTACATCAACTGTTTTTTCTATTTTAGGTTCAGGTTCTTGTTCAAACCAATTTGATTGTGTCATATTGGTAAACTCCCATATATTACTTCAGATACTGATGCGGCACATTGAACCACTTTATTTAAATCTAATTCACCTTCAGTTCTTACTTGTGTTTCCATATCAATCCAAAAACGTTTAGTTGGAGATAAAACTTCTTTAAAAGTAAATAATGTTTTATTAATAGACTCTGGGCCTAAACCACCAGCAAATCCACATGTTATTCCAGGATATGGCATTGGAAATGTGGTCGGTAAAATTCCAGCACCTGATGAAGTATCAAATAAATATTGTACATTTGGAAACTTCACAGCATTAAACTGTTCAGATATGACTCTATCATTCACTCCATCAAGTTGAAAAATTACCTTTCTATTATAGTCTTCTTGTTTTCTAACAAAATCTTTTACTGTATTTTTTAATAAATATCTATCACTAGAATATTCAGATGCTCCATGAAAATTGAGTTGGATTCTACTAAACTTTTTTAAATTAATTTTTAAATTATTATCTAATGCATCAAGTAAATCATCACCACATAAATGTGCAGATAAATTTAAATTATGTTTATCTTTTTCCAAAGTAGATGTTAATTTATGTAGCCAAGATAAAGATGGAAAACGTGAGCCACCCATTGTTGGAAATAATATACCCCACTCTAAAAATGGATAGTCTTTAGATAACTCAATCATACCCTGTATATTAGTATTATCATCAGCTCCTGTTACTGTCATATAGTCAAGTCTCATTTTACCTTCCTACAATCACAATAATATTCACCAGTACATAATTTTGGCATTTGGGTNAGATTCATTATCTTATAACATCTTTCTAAAATTGCGTTAAATTTATCTTCATCTTTATCAACCCTAAAACATTTTAACTCTTGAGTATCTTTATTTTCATACAACACATAACCTGTATCAATTCCTAATTTATTAAGATGTAGATATGTTTGAGCTTGAATAGCGTGTGTCTCTGATGGTCCATTTAACCCTTCAAATCCAGAATTTTTAATGGATTTTAACTCTAATAAAATAATTTTTAATTTGGGGTGTTTTAGTATAAAGTCTATTCTCCCTGAAATATATGGGTTTTCAAGTTTACAAGGTACTTCTCTTTTAATTAAAATTCCTAAACGTTCAAAGTATTTTTTCATTCGGTACTCAAGATAATTACCATTATCAAATATTCTTTGAATCCGAGCACTTAAAGGTAGTTCGGGTAAAAGTCCATGATACGCAAGATATAAATATCTATCACAGGGGTTGCCTATAACCGAAGCATGAAATTTTCCTTTCATTCCATTACGTTTTTTGGATGAAAGCATTTCATCTAATTGATTAATCAACCATTTGTCTTGCCTTTGTTTTTTAGGAGATACGCCTCTTCGTCTGCCTATTGCTCCAATTTGTCTAATGCCTGCCATATTTCTTTTGCTATTCCTTTTTGTGTTGTGTTTGTAATATGAACAATATGTTTTACTCCCAATTTATGTAAGTCACTATCTCTAATCCTATCACGTTTTTTTAAATGTCCGTACACTCCATCAGCTTCAATTACCATATCAAGTTCAGCAATAAAAAAATCTACTGTATATTTACCAAACTCTACTTGATTATCATATCTAAGTCCAGTTACATCTAAACATTTTTGAACAACTTTTTCTTGTTCAGTAAAATCTTTAGGTAACGTCATTTTTTAATTGTGCTAGTAATTCAGGTCTTGAAACAATTAGTTCTTTTAATCCATTCATACCTTGAGCTTTATCATCTCCAAAGGTATACCAAGTTCCTGCTTTTTTAATTATTCCTTGTGTAATCCCATCTCTCATATAACTCTCAATGACATCTATTCCCCCATCAACTCTAAAAGGTACTATAGCTGATGACCAATTACTTCCACCAACTTTAGTTTTTCTAAGTCTTACTTCCATATCAAAACCTACTTTTTGAGTTTTATCTTCAGGAGAGTTTAACCACCCACTCCGTTTCACTTCTAATAAGAAATGTGCAAAGAAACCTTGTGCTAAACCACCTGGCATATTTGCTAATGCAACGGGTCCTATACTTGACCTAACTTGATTAATAGCAATAAAAGCACTGCCTTGTCTAAGTGAGTTCATAACTTTAGGTAAAGAAGAATTTACAAATCGTGCTTGCCAAGCCATGGGATTAAAACTAAAATCTTCTTCTAAATTTTGAGCTGGAACTAAACCTGCAATACTATCTAAAACGATTACATCAACACCAGATTGCATCATTTCAGTAATAGTTTCAAAAGCTTGTTCACCATTATGTGGTTGCGACAATAACATCTCTCCAACATCTAATCCACACTTACTCATCCAGTTTGAATCCCAGGATAGTTCTGTATCTATCCAAGCAGCTAGACCACCTTCACGTTGTACATTAGCACATATCTGAGATGCAAGATAAGACTTACCAACATTAGTTGGACCGTAGATTAAAGTCATTCTTTTCTTTGGAATCCCCCCACCTGTTAATTTATCTAAATTAGGAATCCCAAATTCAATTCTATTATATTCAAACTCTTTATCATCACCTTTAACAATATTAAGTTTTTTATTACCTAATAATTTTTCAATAACTTTTTTTCTATCAGTTTCCAATGTTTCTCCTTTTTTGCATTGCTTCTGCCCAAGCCATACAAACTGCAGCACATTGAATTATTTCTTCATAGACATGCCCTTCATCATCATCATACATTGCTCTTGCAACTTCTCCTACTTCTTCAATCAATATTACAAGCCATCGTTCATCTGGATGTCCTGATTGGTCACCCCACAACTCATCTTGTCTATAACGTTCTGATAAAACATCTTCTAAAACGTGTGCTCTATTTAATTCTGTTAAATAATCTTTAGTAATCTCTTCAGCATTACTCATTAATTATTTCCTGATGTTGTTTCTTTCAAAATAGATTCAACTTCAGCATCAACTTTTCTAATTAAAGTCTGAAACATTTTATCCATAGCTAATCCAGATTCTTTTATCTGTTCATCTATTGAAAGCTCTGTATCTATGTCGTGCATTTCCATATCTACTCGACCATATTGATTTGTATCTAAAGGTCCTACTCTAAAAGTAAACCCTATTTTAACTCCTACTTTTGCCATTTTTGACTCCTTTTTGTTTTTCTTCTTTTTCAATTAACATTTCTATATATTGTTTAGCTTTATATAAATCATTAAGACCACCATCTTTATATCTCCACCTACTTATATATTTTATCACATTTCCTTCTGCAAAACCCATGTCGTTGTCATGTATATAATCAAAAGGTTCTTTTTTTAAATGATAATGAACTGGGTCTATAACACTATTTACATCGTCTTCCGGAACAACATCGTGGTGGTCGTGGTCATAATTCATGTGTAATCTCCTACATGATATCTAATACATTCTTTTGGTATATCTTTTATTGGAATTGCATATCCCTTTGAAGTATACAAATTATCTGTACCAAGTGTTTTTTCTGAATATTTATGTTTGTTATCAAGAAACCATTTTTGCACAGCTCCCGTATTTAATACAAACAATTGTCCGAGTTCTATAAAATAATAAAAAAGAAAATCTGCTTCTGTTTTTAAAAAACAACCTAGGGTATTTTTAGATACATTACTTACAGTTTCAAAAAAGAAATTACCTGATTTGTAAGTATCTGTCTTTACTTCAATTGTATATTCTTTATCATCAGGTTCTACTGTCCATAATAAATCAATATCTTTTTTCTGATAGTCTTTTTCATCTTGGACATCCCACACACCAGTAGTTTTATTTAAATAATATAACCAGTCTATAATATGCTCAACGCCTAGTTCTCCAAGTTTTTTTTGGTCTTTCCAATTATGATTTAGTGTTACCATTCTATCCAATCCTGTTCTGTAGTTGTTGTAATTAAATCTGTTGCATCTTTTTTTGTTGCCCAAGAAGGTGTACATATTTCCATATCAACATCTAATGGAATATCCAACGTATTAGTTTTTAATAAGTCTCTAATCTTTGGTAATACTGTTTGAACTTCATCTTTATGTACTTCACAAATTATCTCATCATGTACCTGGAGTAACAAATTACTTTTTTTATTTTCTAAATACTTATGTATTTCTATCATTCTTTCACTCATTATATCTGCACTAGTTCCTTGAACAAGATAATTTACACCTTTATAACCAAATCTTTTATCCATACGATAAACCCTACCATATCTATTTCTAATCCAACCTCTAGATTCAACTGTCGAAACTACTTTATCAAAAAACTGTTTAGAACCTTTTATTCCATCAAAATATTTCTTTTTATATTCGCCAGCTTCGGCAGGTGTAACATTCAATTGAGTCGAAAGTTTAGCGTTTCCTATTCCATATATAGTTCCAAACGTTATTGCTTTAGCTGTTTGCCTATAATATTTATAATCTTTATGATTTTCATCTACTTTAAATGCAAGTTTTGCAGCTTCACCATGAAAATCAACATCACTTTGTTCTAACATGGCTTGAACTTCTTTATTTGATTGTGCAATATAACTTAAAAATACTCTTACTTCCATTTGAGAGTAATCAAATGATACTAGATATGTGTCTTCTCTAGGAATAATAATTCTACGTAATGAAATTTGAGTATCATCATTATCATCATAAGATTCATCTCCAATAAATGCCCAAGTCTTTATCACATCATCACTTAAATTTACACCCTTTGCACCTTTTGCTGAAATAACTGCATCAACTCTATTCTTTACTGATTGTAATTCTTCATCAGATAATTGCACATCAGCAACTTTAAAATGGTTTCTAGGAACATTTTGAAGATTAGGATTTCTACTAGACAATCTTCCTGTAACTGTCCCCCAATTACAAAAATCAGTGTGTAAATCTACCCCATCATCATTATCAAATGGTTCTAAGTAAGTAGACCTAAGTTTTTCTAACGTTCTCCATTGTCGAACTAATCCAGCAATAGGATGATTGATTTGAGCCAGAGCTGCTTCATTCCATGAATCTTGACCTTTGGCTGTTTTATCAGGAGACTCTAAATTTAAACTTTGAAAAACTTTACCCATTTGTTGAGTGCTTGCAATATTGTATTCTTCATTAAATACACCATCTGTAATCTCTTTTATCTTTTGTTCTATCTCTTGTTTTCTATGTGCTATACGTTGTATAGCTTTCTTGACATACCCCGTATCAACCTTTACGCCCTTGTTTTCCATATCAAATAAAACTTTCGTAAGGTTTTCTTGTATCTGTAATACATTTTTTTGCTCTGTTTTTTCTATGTGTTTAAGTGAATCCCAATAAAGTTTCATTGTATAGAACACATCTTTTTCACAATAAGGTCCTAGTATTTCTATGGGAGCTTTACTGAAATCATCTTTCCACCCACCATTTCTTAATACTTTTTTAGTATCAATATCATATTGAGCTTCTTCAATTCCATAACGTCTTTTTATAGTTTCAGTTAATGAAAGCATGTTTACATCACTATGCTCAGATAGTCTAACCATAACAAGTACATCATCTATAAATTTGTTTGAGATATCTAAACCTTCTTTCTGTAGGAATCGTAAGTCGAATTTAACATTATAAGCGATTAAACTTTTAATATTATTCAAAGCATCTATTACTTCTTTAAGAGCTGTGTCTGGTAGATTCACATAACCTTCAAAATTAAACATTAAGTTTTGTTCGGAAGGACTGTTTTGCCAGTGCCTAAAAGGAAAATAATATATTTGCTCAGAAGTTAATCCGACTCCGATTCCACAGAGCTGATTGTCCCCATGAGCATTTAAACCATTAGTTTCAACATCAACAAATACCATATCTTGATTTGCCAATGAAGATAACACTGATTCAAACGTATCAAGTTGTACAATCATCAGAACTTCCTACGAAAATAATTCGTCAGCAGTTTGTTCTGCTGGAGTTCCTGCCGTCACACCCCAAGTGTCAATACAGTATTGATTTATGGAAGGTAGATTAGCAATTTCTGCTTTCTTATCAGCAGGTATTTCTAATTCCCTTGCAAGAGATGTTATGTGATAGGTAGTATCTAAACCAGCTCCCATCCTTTTAATTCGGATAGGTGACTTGTCTAAGCTGCCTTCATCTTCATAAATTTCTTCTAATTGTCCGAAAACAATATCGCCTCTTCCAAAACCTAATTTGATGACTTTGAAATCATTAACGACTTCTTTGTACATCTCTTTACCACTTTTACCTGTAATCACTTCCCAAGATTCCACTCTTTTTTCAGAATGAAATACTTCATCAATATATGCCCAAAAAGCAAATTGATGTTTTGAACTAACACCTTCAGGAATGCCCTCTACGACTAATCCTTCTGGAGTTACGTAATCGTCTTTTTCTCCATTATAAATAGAGTCAAGAACTGTTTTGAAAGTGTTACCGTCTCTGTATTGGTAAACTTTTATGTAAGTCATTGCAGTATCATCAGGGTGTCCTGTTGCTACTGACTTAATCAAAGCCTGGTCTCCATCTTTAAACCACAACTCTGATTGATTGTTTGTAACAGTGGCTGGAGCACTCATTTGCTTTCGCCTCTGTGAAATCATGGATATTCCACCCATTTTTTCCTCCTTGAGCTTTCTAAAAAAAGCTTCTATTAGCTATCACTTCTGTGAGTAATGCTTCGTTTTTAATTTCTTGTACATCTTTGTACTCTGTTGGCAACGATATAAATGATGTCAACGCACTTCCTGCTAATAAGCTAATTGCTTTATCAGTAGCTCGTTGCCCTGCAACATCATTATCGAAACAAAAAATAATTTCTTCGACTTTCAAAGACCTTAATAAATTAGTTTGTGTTTCTGACATGGTTGCTCCTAGAATAGCCACACTATTTATTCCATGTTGCGATAACCACATAGTATCTAAAGCACCTTCAGTAACACAAATAAAATGATTATCTTTTATTTTATTTGCACCAAACAATGTTTTTGATTTCTGAAACTTATACGAATACATGTATTTTGGTATGGCTTGTTGTCTACGAGACACCCACCCAATTAATTCATTTTTCATATTATGAATTGGAATTATAAGGTCATTCCATTTATTTGTTCCACATCCCCAAGACTTCAAAACGTTAGAAGTAAAACCTCTATCATAAATCCACTTTGGAAATATACCTTCAACAAACTCTGGAATCAATACATCGTTAATTCCATCATTACTAGTGTTTTCAGGTTCGTCAAAAATATCGATACTATAACTTGGTTTTGGTGTCAAAACTTCCGTTAATTGAATATCGTTATAATTTAAATGCTTACGCAAAAAAGTTTTTAACGACCCTTGTCCACATCCAGCAAAACAAATCCACACGCCTTTATCAACGTTGATTGCACATGAAGCCACTTTATCATCATGAAAAGGACATATAACTGAAAACTCATCTGTTCCCAATGGTACATCTATTCCAACTTTTTCTAGAGCTTCAATCCAATCAATCATTACTTAGCGTTTTTAATTTTGTTAATTACGTTCCAATACTCTTTCATTAAAGCACTCTGTTCTTTCTTAGTAATCTTCTTATCTTCTACAGCATTTACTGCTACATCAATAAGTTGAATTACTTCTGGTAGAACATCCTTGTACTTATTAAAAAGAGACCAGTATTTGACAAGCATTGTAATCAAAATTCTATACCCTCCGTTTTAAACTCGTTTATTTCTTCTATATGCCCTTTATCCACATCCCATTTTAAAAAGGATGTATCAGAAGACAAGACACCATCTCGGTACTTCTGATATTGTATCATACGTTTGGCATCTGACTCTTCTACTTTAGCCATTGCTAGAGCAATGTCCGAAGCTCTGATAAGAGCATCCCCAAAAGCTACTTGGTCAACTCTTGGTGGCGTGAAAACATCAGCCGCTTCTCTAGTAGCTTGAGTTGAAACAAATATTGGTTTGTTAGTGGCTAGACAAATATTCTTCATGCCATAAAAAAGACTATGATTTTGTTCCCACATAGCTTTTCTTCCATCGCCACTTGATACTAGGTAAATACCATCTACCACTACAAATTCAGGATTATGTTTTCTAATTAACGCTTGTATACTTCCAATAGATATAGTGGACTCACCTTCTATATGGTCGCATACCAATAAATTCTTTTCATCTAAACCATCTAAAAATTCTTTATATTGGTCTTCATTGATTGAGTCTCCATTTCTAAGAGCTTTATGGGAAAATTCATATCCTTTCATTTTTGCAATTACAACATCCATTCTTAAATTGATGGCTGTCGTTGGCATTTCAGATGATATAAATAAAGTTTTATAACCCTTCATAATTGCTGTAGCTGCAACCTGAATACACATCCAGGTTTTTCCAACTGTTGGTCTAGCAAACATAGAAATTAAATCGGCAGGTTGCCACCCTACCCCTGTCATATTAATAGTTCTAAAAGGTGTAGGAATGCCCATAAGTCCATCCCCTAATTTTCTCTGTCTTATTTTTTCTTTATAATTTTCAAATCGGTCTATTTGTTCTTTTGAATCATAATAAGTAACATCTTCATCATAAACAACATTGATATCTTCAAGCCCATCCATAATTTTAGATAGTGCCATTTTGGGGTCAGTCTTTAATTTGTCTTTATTTCTTTGAAATGATTCAACAACTTTTCTAAAAATTACTTGCTTTCTAAATTCTTGTGTTAAATATCCAAAATCAGTGGATGGAACCTGTAAATCTAAGTCTGGGAAATTTTCTTCCAATACTTTTTTACTGGGAAAATCTTTGAAATCATCATAAAAATTTGTAAGAAATGAAAACGCTTTTCCATGTACTGCAAAATCTTTAGCTTTAAAGGGGAAAGAATCAAGCGTAGATTTTTCTTTTATATTTAAAATAATTCCTGATTCGACATATTCGTAATTTTCCATTTATTCCTCTGTTCTGTAAACTGACCTATTAACATCCTCTGTTATCACGAAACACTTTATCTCTTTGTTTAACGAAGCACGTTCATCAGCTAATTGTTTAGCATTCTCGAAACCTTTGACTTTGGTAAACCATATTACATCATCTGAAACTACTGTTGTGTCATAACGATGTTTATCAAAAACTTTCTTAAGTACCCCTATTACTTTATATACCTTAATATCTTCTGTCAATGACGTTTTTATAAACCCACCTTTTCTAGTTTTCCTTTTCATCTTTCCATTTCTCAAATCTTTTTTCTAATTTCTTTAATTCTTTATTGTGTACGGCTGTAGAAAACCACGTAGATTTTAAAATAATATATTGTTGCCAAGCTTTTTTAACTTTTGGATTATCAGAGTTAATTACTTTCCAATACAATATAGGGTCATGTTCGGTTTTATATCTAACAAAACTATTAATAAAATTCATAACAGAAAAATATGTAGTGTTTTGTACAATAGCGTTATACATGGAACACAATATTTCATAAACATCATTTTCAGAAAGTAATTTTTTTAAAGCTTTTTGCTCATTACCAATAAAAGGAAAAGGACTTTTATTTCTACCATTGTTATAATCATACGGTTCATTATTACTCTTTTCATATAACTCCATAAAAATGGTATGAACATCTTGAGACGTATAATCTTGTGGGCTTTTAGGGTTTTTTTCCATCTAAATATGCTTTTAGTTTTTCCTTTAAATTCTGTCTTACTCGATACGATGATTCTCCCAAGTCTTCAGAGATTTCTTCCATAGTTAATCCATCGGCTCGACTTGAGATAAATACTTTTTCTTTATCTGAAAAAATTTCGTTATCTTGAGACAGTATATCATCTAAAAGCAATAAATTGGAAAAGTCTTCAGCACTTGGGTCTTCCAATGCCTTTTGCAACTCATTAGGACTTTGGTCATTTTCACTAGCTGTAATAAAAGTTTTATCAAAACTAACAACTTCAGGAAGTTTGGTAGCTTTGTTAATTAATGTAATTAATGTGTTTATCATTCCTCTGTGAACATACGTATGAAAACTTGCTGTGCTCTTAGTACTATCATATTTATTAGCACATCTCATTAATACCATTCTAAGCTCTTGTATTAAATCATCTTTATCCAAACCATTAACATAATACTTATTAACTAAACCCTGAATTTTTGGTTCCCATTGTTTAATTAAATCATTGTTAATTGATATCGTCATTTTGCCCATGTAATTGTTTTATCAGCCCTACCTTTAGTATAACATTCCCTACTACAGTAGATGTAAGAGAATCCTCGTATATATCCTTGTTTAATAGCTGCTAAATGTCTACGAAATTTAACCCTACAAAAAGAACAAACCACTTCTGGTCTGTAATATTCATAACTGCATCTACCCTTATGTACTATTGCTGTTGATTCACTACCACATACTTTGCAAAATCTAACATTGCGTTTTCTAGGAGCATTTGGCAAATCAGCTTTTCTTAAAATTCTATGTACATACTGCCTACTACATCCTACTTTTTCAGATATGTTTTGATTAGAGAGTAATGGATTCTGTTTCTTTATTTTTATTATGTTTGAGATTAAATGTGCCAATCTGTATCATCACATTCAGGTTGATTACAATTAGTCAAAGTTAAATTGTCACAATCCATTATCGCTATTCCTTGTATTTCACAAGTACAAGAATCTAATGAACACAAAGCTCTACAAGCACATGTATCCATACATTTAGGACAACATGTCATTGGAAATTTTGGATAAAATTGGTCTGGTTCTCTATCAACTGCCATTTTCTAACGCCTTTACTCTTGTTGCTAATTCTTGTATACCTTTTATTATTATTGCTATAAATTCTTTATATCGTGCTCCATATGTACTGTCTGCACTACCTGTAAGTCCACCAAAATCATCTGTTGAATTAATATTATATTTCTTTAATACTTCCATTACTTCTTGAGCTATAAGTCCATAATGTTTTTGGTCAGGTTTAGTATATTTTTCACCTGTAATATTAGTTTGTTCAACAGGTTTTTGCTTCCATTTATAAGTAACCGGATTTAATTGTTCTAAAAATTCTAAACCTAAATCAATAGATGTTATATCTTCTTTCAATCTCTCGTCAGATGTTTGTATAGTATCATTAGTAGCATATATATCATCCCATTTATAACTACTATGTCCTAAATCATAAGTATCATTTATTATAGGTAAAAAATGTCTTAGGTAACTATAATCTCCCTGTCCAAATTCTCCATAATTTGAGCCATTACTTGTGAAATTTATTCTGCCGTCTGCTGCTGAATATATACCTGTATTTGTGTCTCCATCAAAAGCTAATACTGGAGCAATATTATTTCCACTACCATATCCCTGACCCACATATTGACTTGTTTTAATACTCATTGCGTTATTAGATTCATGGGAAATTCTCCAATCAAAGGTAGATTCAGCTCCTACATTATTTGAAGCAGCATCGGTTGCTGCTCTAGCATATCCTATGATTAATTTACTACCTTTATCTTTTACAAAATTTTCAAAGTTAGTAACTGATGTAAATAAAAATTTAGATTGTCTTAAATCAGCATATAAAACATATTCTGTATTAGGAAAAGATGTAGCTGTTTTTACTGTTTCCATATTTAAAATACCATATTCATTAACAGTTGCCATAGTTGCTCCGACTGTCAAAGTAGTTGCATCTAAATCTCCACCGTCTGTACTACTACCTGCTGGAATTTGATATTCGTCTCCGTCTACTCTTAACGTACCTTTTGTCCAACTAATTGCTTCTCCTTTATCAAAAAGTTTTCCTTCTATAGTTGCACCATCAGTATCAGTTACTGGACCATCTGTACTAAGAGTTCTAGTTCCAGGTAGAATGTCTATATCAGTACTAGCTGTAGCTGGGTTTATTAAAGTATCTTCAAATGAACTATATGCATTATCATCAGTTTCTGATTCTACAGCTTGAAATACATTTTTAGGAGCCCTTACTTCACTAGCATCTTGTTGTATTACACTAACAGATGTTTGTTGAACTGCTGGCGATTCTTTATATTTAAGTTGTGTAACTATAAAATCATCTTGTGCATCACTAAATGTGTTTGTGCTTGTAGTATCTATCTTTAGTAATTTATTTTTTAACTGAACCAAATGTCCTGGTCTTAAAGGTATAAATATTCTAAATTTATCATCAGCCGAAAAACTCCCCGTATTTAATGTAACTGTAAAAGTAGTAGCGTTAACAGCAGAAACATATCCATACGCAGCCATTGTAGAAACGGTTGCACTTGTTAATTTCCACGCAACCATACCAACACGCAAACCATAATTTAAAGGATTAAGAGCTGTATCATTAGCAGTATTACGAGTTGTTACAACTGTTCCACCACTTACTGAATAAGCTGTTCCATCAATATATTGATACGCAGAATTATTTATACGCATAGTTCCACCTCTGGTTTCTGTAAAAGTACCATCTCCTAACGCCCCAGCAACAACTTGTCTTACAGAATCAGGAAGTTTTTCCATTGGATTAACTGTCATAAATTTAGGTCTATTTAATCCAAAAGTTTCTCTATGACTTACAGCAGTTGTTCCTGAAGCAAACGTTGCATAATCACCCGACTGCATTCCATAAAGTCTAAAACTACCTGTAGTTGGCATGTTTGCAGCTTGGTCAGAAATTATTATAAAATCTTGACCATTACTTACAGAACTAGTAGTTGTTTGATATTGCACTCTACCAACAACAGGAATCACATGTGCAACCATTGTGGTAACTGCAAGATTATCAATGTGAGATGCTATAGTTGTACTATTATATGCTCTTGTAACAGTTACCTGTGTTTCATATTTATCACCTGATGAACCTGCAGAACCCACAGCAGTTACTAACATTTCTTCACTACCTAGTGTAATAATTTGTCCAACATAAAGATGTGGTCTAACAACTCTATCTTGACTACCATCATTTACATCAATATTAAATTGTACAGTATCAACAGCATCATCAATAGCTCCATCTAAGAAACCAACAGTTAAAAGTCCACCCGCCCAAGTAATAGTTGATGCATCTACTTTAAATGTAAATTGTGTATCTGATATTACTCGTTCAACTCTAAATAAATTGTGTTTAAATATTCCACCAACACCACCTTCTTGAGCATATAAATTTGCTGCACGAGGAGCAGCGAATATAGGAACTGGACTATGCCTACCAGCGTTTGTATTAGCAGCACCATTCATTATAGTATGTTCTACTTGTGTAGTACTCAATGAAGCTCTGACAACTTCAATCACATCCATGTGGTCTAAAGAAGCTAGACTTGTAGCTGTATCACTTAAATTGAAATTATTAGTTGGCATGTTTCCGTCTGCAGGTATAGAAGAAAATATCTCTTTCATCTCTACTATTTCATTTTCAAGATACGCAAAGCTTCCATAATTAGATGTTTTGAAACCATGGTCTTTATCTACTTGAATTAATTCATCACTAAATGCATGTGCTAAAGCATTAGTTACATTGGTATTAGCCCTATACGCTAAAGTTCCTAATTGTCCTTCACGACTAATTACTCTGGCACCACCATTTTTTTTATATGTTTGTGCNTTTTTTCTAATAGCCCCACCACCAGTANNTAAATTTAAACCAGTTAACATTACTCTGTCACCAGCCTGTAAAAAATGTTTGGTTGTAGTTGTAACAGTAACTGTGCTTGTATCGCTTAATGACAAACCTGAAATTCGCATCTTACCACCAGGAGTGGTATTACTGTCATCATTTTCTGGAACGTTGGCAAATCTGAACCACCCCAATTTATGACTATCATTTGCAGATGTATTTAATTCTGCTTCTATTGAATCATAAGCAGAACCTATTCTAAGTAACCAATCTGCCCCAGGTTCTCTATCTTGTACAAATGTAACATTAGCACCATCTGAATCAACGTGAATTTTACTAGCAGTAAAAGCATGATAATGTCCATCTTTAACATCTGTATATACGTATTGACCATTTACAGTTAAATCCCCTGCTAAAGGAGAATTAGCCCAGTTAAATGCTCCTGATATAGCTGTCATATTTAACCTAGCCATCTGTAAAGGAAGCGTTTTTCTACTTTGTCCTTGACTTGGGGAATCACCAGATGCATCTTTTCCTTTACCTCCCCTATCAACAAATTTAATATGAGCATCAGAATATACACTTGCTCTATCTCTTTGAAAATCATAATCAGGTAACATGTTTCGTGTTTGACCTGATTCTACTTGAGATGAAGCTACAGGAAATTGAATCTTCATTCCAAAAGTATCCATATCACTACCACTTGCTTTTGGTCTAGATGCTCGTTTAAAATAATTTAACATAGATGTTTGAGTTGCACTTGTAGCAGTAGAAGTAAATTGTGGTGCTAAATAAAAATCATGTCCAAATAGATGTGCTAAAGAAGATGCATCTACTGGTTCAGTACTTGCTAAATGCTTTATTGCTTTAAGAACTGTTTTTCCAGCATCTTTAGGAAATATTTCACCTAAAGTATTACCTGCAAAAGTTTGTGTAGATGCTTCAAATTGGTCAGTATCAGAAGTAGCAATATTATCTTTAGTAGTTCTTTTTATTAATTCAGCAATTAGTTCACTTCTTGAATTATGAGTGCTTTCACTTGTATCAATTTTAAGCATACTATCTGTTTTATAATCTCGCATTTCTGCTAAACTATCATATGCATGAATTACAAGAAAACCCCCTCTTTGAATATTATAATTTTCTTCAATATCATAAATCCAACCATGAAATAATACTTGTTTTGAGTAGGCATCAATACATCTAAGTTTCATAAATTCTGTAAGAACGCCAGTTAAATTTCCTGTTGTTGACCCTGCAGTACCTGAACGTGGGTCAGTAGGTCTGTTAATTAAAGAAGCTGTTAAAGCAACAGGATTATATAATGAATCAGTAATTTCTAAATCTAAAACTGCATTCGCACCACTTGGGGTTTGAATATCAGTCCATGCTGAACCATTCCAATATTGTAAACTCGCCCTTCCAACTGCTTGTCCTACTAATGCCATAAATTCTCCTAGTTACCTGGTTTTTGAACCCAATCTTCTCTAGCTCTAGATACAAATTGCATACTAAAATCATATCGGTCTTCTCTAGATGCATTGACACCAAATCGTGCACTTTGTAATGCCACTCTATATATACCTCCACCTGTCCAACTAGCTTCACTACCTGAATGTATTCTGTCACTAGTGTATGCATTATCTCCATCAGCAGGATACGTTGTATCTCCAATTTCTATTTCTAATAAAGCCACATCAGATGCTGCCCAATAATATACAGCGTTTTCTAATTGATTTTTAAATGGAATAGCATAGGCTTGCCCAGATATAGTTATTGATGCTGGACTTGGTTGTACGGTATCCACCACACCTGAAATTGTAACGGATGGTCTAAATATACCTAAATCCAGAAGTTCTGGTGAACTGCCTGGAACAGGAATTTGAATTGGAGTTTTAGCAATATTAACAGCCCAAGTATCACATTTTAAAGCAAAAAATTCAGTTCCTTTTTTTGTATTAGTAGTGTCGTGCTCACCATCTCTGATTAACACTGATAAATTTGGATTTGCGTTTGCTGCTCTTACGTATGCCATTAGTTATACCTTGCTGTTTTCTCCCATGGCACTAGCTGTTTGCATAGAACCAGTTCTTTCATTCANAATAGTCGCTTCCATACCTTCTCCCACTTCAACTTTTACAGTGGTACTACCAGTTACTGCATTCACAATTTTATCTGCGGCTAAATCTAATGCAATAACTCCAGCCACTCCTGCTGGTCCAGCCATTGATAATCCTGTTTGTGCTACACCAATTCCAGCTCTGGTAAATCCTGCAGCCATACCCTGGTCTTTAAATGTTTTATATGTATCTACTGCAGCGAAACCTGCTGTTGCTATTGTTCCTAGTCCAGGAATAAATTTAGCAGCTGATTTTGCACCAGCTTTTGAAAATAATCCACCCAAACCTTTAAATGCACCACCAAAAATCTTGGACTTAGATAAAGCTGCAACTAATTTACCCCATCCAGTTTTAAACATCTGAACAAAAGAAGTAACAGGTTTTAAAAGAAATTTTATTCCGTTCAATATATTTGTTATAACTGTTTTAGTAATTGAAACAATACCATTTTTTAATCTAGGAAAAAAACCAAGTATAAATTGTCCTACTTTTGAATTAGTAAATACACCTGCAAACCAACCACCAAGACTTTTAAATCCTTTTACTATCACTGCTATTGAATTTTTTTGCCAAGTGACAAGAAATTGAATTATAGGACTAAAAAGTTTAGACAATCCACCTTTAAAAGTTAGCCAGAGATATTTTGGTAAACCAAATCTCAGAAGAACTCCGAGTTGTGGAAAAAATTTAACTAACATTCCAACTAACTTGTTTTTTATAATATTTACGACAGCAATTAAAGGTTTAAAAAATACTTTTATTAAAGCCCATACACCAGTTACTTTTAACATAAAAGCCACNGTTGCTAATCCAACTAAAGTTTTACCTATACTTTCTATCACACCTCCAACACCACTACCATCAACACCCATCCAACCAAAAACAGTTTTAACTCCATCACCAACTTTTTTAAAAACTCCTGCAATAAAATCAATAACAGCTTGTGATGTTCTTCTAATTATCGGAATTGTTTTTGCTAACGTTTTAATCAAAGGTAAAACATACGGCACCAGAGGCATTAAGAATACGTCTACCATAGCACCCATAACTTGAAACAATGCACCCATGGTACCCGTAAATACCTGAGATTGTTTAAGAATAGCACCCATAGTAAAGTTCATTCCTAAACTAGCTTTCAATCCTTTCTGGGCAATTTTAAGTCTTTTCCCAGAGCCTTTTACTAGTTTTGACATAAACCCACCCTCTTCATCATCAGGGTTTTGTTTATTACCCCATTCTAATAATAATTTTGCAACAATTCCTTCAGCCATAATTTAATACTGTCTTGCCATACTCCTTTCGGTATCTTCATTTTCTTTTTGATGGTACGCTGCACTAATACCTAATAAAAGCGAAATTTCTTCTTCCGAAGCACTCATTATCACTTCGTAAGGTATACCTTGCTTAAGTAATGACATTATTACCATCCAATATCTATATACCACCATTTCTTGAGGTTTAAGGTCGGATGCCCCTCTTAAAAACCTCAGAGCTCTTTTTTTGCTATATTTACACTATCGTCTTCAGCAAAAGCTGATGGTACTAATTTTTCTATTGCCCCACCTAATCTAGTATCTATAGATAAAAGAAAACTTTCTGTTGTTGCACCCCATGGAGCATCAACTATTAACTCTTTTAAATAGGCTCTAACATATGCATCTGCTTCAAAATTTGTATTTCCTTTAGAATCAAATTTCATGCACTTAGCCATTAACTGATTTCTTTTACTCCAAGACAATTCGTTAATACTAATTTCAAATGAAACTCCCGTTTCTTCAATCAATATTGTTTTCTTTTCTGGAGCTCTTTTAATCCGATAGTCTTCTAGATTAAAGGTACTTTTCTTTACTTCGTCTTCTGACAAAATGTCCTCCTTTTTTATTTATTTATGGATATACTGGTAATTGGTCATATATTTCAATTTTCATATTTCTAAATATCATATCTACATCTGCTTGTATTGGATTATTTCCATCTATCGAATGATTCGCAGATGTAATAAACGCTCCTTGTTCATTCAAACCTTTTTGTGCAGACCCATCATCAGGTACCGTTACTACTATTTTATCATTAGTTCCTCTCTCGAAGGTCAGCACTATATCTATACCTGCTTTATTTGGATTAGAAGGCGTTCCATAATCACCTTCTAAAATTAATTCTTTAAATAATGCATTTGCATTTTCTGATGTAGAAGTATTTGCAGCTGAATCTTCGGATGTTATAGTTGCAGAGAACGAATACTCTCTAGCTTGTTCTCTCATTTCACTAGGACCCCTTTGCCTACCATGTATTGGTTTTACATAGTATCTAGGTTCAACTCCATTTGAAATTGAAAGACTAAAACTTCTTACTCTAGCAAAAGTAATTCCGTGCATTTTTAATTCACCTTGCGAAAAATAATAAGGTTCAGTCGAAGGGAAAGATTTGGTTACAGCTCCACCAGATGGAAGTGCAGGATGCCCTACTCCATTTGAAGCAATTGTTTGCATAATTGCAAAACCTGGAAGTTCTGTATTGGATGGGCCACCTGGATATGCTTGCGTAAGGTCATTCGTCTTACCATCATAGTCATATTGGTTATGTACCATTCCCATAAATGGAACTGAGTCCCAACCATATGAAAGTAATCCACCTTCTTCACCTGATAACGTAGAACTGTCCACCATTCCACCATAGTATCGTCTGGTAAATGCATTGGAGTCAGCATCGTCTACCATTTTTATATGCCAAGAAAGAGTATCTAAACTATTTTGTTCATGAATTATATGTTTGTAATGGTCNANACTACTCATTTCTTTAAGTGCGACAGCCGNGTGGTTAAAGTTTAGTGGATAATCTAGTCTAATAACAGACCCACTAGCAGTGCCTGATGCAGAGACAACTCTTCTCACTTCTTGCCCTGTAGAAGCAGTTATTGAACTAAGTCCTACATATCCAAATACTACAACATCATTAGCTCTAATTGTAATATCACTACCTGAAGAAATTGTAACTGTAACGAATACATCTCCTTTTGATGCTGTACAAGTAGGGGTATTAGTATAAGCTGCAATTGCATCTGATGAACCATTTGATTGAAGAGGTGCTGTTTGAACACTTCCAATTGGGAATCGTAATGGTGTACCATCTAATAATACAAATCCACCAACTGAGCCACTAAAAGTTTGTTGCCCACNGTAGGCAATACCCCAGTTACGTTTTGCACCTTCTCCTAATAATCTTCTACCTTCAATTGACATCTCTGGGTCTGGAGCATCTACTGTTTCGTAAACTCCCG